ACAACTACTATACATAGTATGATACCTGAAGATCCGTCTTTGCAAAATAGAAGAAGAGAACTTTTATCATTAGTAGGTTCTGTGGGGGTGAGTATTACATAATGGCTGTAACACATGCAAATTTTTTAACACAAGTAAGAAACTATACTGAAGTAGGAAGCACTGTTTTAACAGATGCAATTATTCAAGATTTTATAAAATCAGTAGAATTAGATATAGCTGGTAAAGTTGATTATGATGATTTGAGAAAATATGCTACTTCTAATTTTACAGCTGGCAATAGATATGTAATTCTTCCATCTGATGCAATTCTAGTTAGATCTGTTCAAGTAATTGATAGTAGTAATAACAGAACTTTTTTAGAAAAAAGAGATACAAGTTTTATCTCTGAATTTTCTCCAAATGATTCAACAACTGGTACTCCTAAATATTGGGCAAATTGGGAAGATAATGTTCAACAAGGTCCAGTTATTTTGGTTGCTCCTACTCCAGCAACTGCAGATACTGTTCAATTAAATTATATTAAACAACCACCAAATTTTACTAGCACAAATAATACTTATCTATCAACTTATCAAGAATCGATGTTATTACACGGTGTATTAGCTGAAGCTTTTAGATTTTTAAAAGGCCCTGACAATCTATACAACCTCTATAATTCAAAGTATAATGAAGAAACACAAAATTTTGCCCTTCAACAAATGGGTAGAAGAAGACGAGGAGAATATCAAGACGGGGTTCCTAGAATCAAGGTTGATTCTCCAAGTCCATAAATTTAAAGGAGAAAAATTATGGCAATAACAACTAATGCAATATGTGATTCTTTTAAAAAAGAATTACTAAAAGGATCTCACGATTTTGATACATCAGGAGATGGTGGTGATACATTCAAATTAGCGATGTACACAAGTTCAGCAACTTTAGGAAAATCGACTACTAATTATTCAACTAACCCAGGTGGTGGAGCAAACACAGAAGTAACTTCATCTGGATACTCAGCTGGTGGTAAAGCTCTTGTTAATCAAGGAGTTAAAGTATCATCTTCAGTAGCTATTACTGATTTTGCTGATTTATCATTTGTAGGTGTTACACTTACAGCAAGAGGTGCTTTGATTTATAATACGCAAACTAACGGTGGTTCAAATACTACTGATGCAGTTGCTGTTTTAGATTTTGGTGGAGACAAAACTGCAACGTCTGGAACATTTACAATTCAATTCCCAGCGTTCACAACATCTGCTGCAATATTAAGATTAGCTTAATTTAAGGTTCTGAAGCTATGGCGACATATACTTATACAGTAACCGTAGCTTCAGGAAATCTATATACGGGAGGCGTTGGCAACGTTTATTATTTAGACGGAGCTAGAAGTTCTACTGGCCCAGGAAATGTAACTTGGGTTCAAGGTGGTACGCTTAGATTTGAACAAAGCGGAGCAACTAACGATGGCCACCCATTAATTTTTTCTACTAACACTAGCACATCGGGAATAATTTCATCTAATGTTACTTATTATCTTGATGGAGCTAGTAATCAGGCAAACTATACCAACACAACAACCTTCAATGCTGCGTCTACCAGATATGTTGAAGTCACACCATCATCACAAACTGATTTTTATTATCTTTGTTATGTTCATGGAATTGGTATGGGAGGTCTTTTTGATATTACTTCTAATACTTGGGGTGCATTAAGTTGGGGAGAAGGTGGATATGGAAACCAAGGAGATATAGATGTTGATGTCACAGGTATTACTCTTACTTCAAGCATTGGAACACAAACGCATGTAATTGACCATCAAGTAGATGCTGTTGGACAACAATTAACTTCTTCACAAGGAACGACTGTTGCGGGAACTTCTGCTCTAGTACAAGTTACTGGTAGTTTAGAATCCATGGCTACTGGCCAAGTTTTAGTTGGAATAGGAGCAAATACTTCTGGAATGGAGTTAGCATCAGCTATTGGAGCCGCTACTGTTGATGAATCAATTTTAACAGGAGAAGGTTGGGGTAGAGCAGCATGGGGAGAATTTGCATGGGGTGTAAATTATTCTGTAGCTCCTACTGGACAAATTTTAAATTCTTCAATAGGGGAAGAAACAGCATTTACAGATGTAACAGTAAATGTTACTGGACAACAACTTGGACTTACCCAAGGTTTATTTTCTCTTGTAGGGGATTTTGGTATTCTAGTTTTTGCTGCTGAAGACCAATTAGATTTTACTATAGGAACACTTTCATTTGATGCTAATGCTGATGTAGATGTTACTTCAGCAGGTTCTTTAACAGGTAGTGTTGGACAAGTAGTATCTGGATTAAAAACGCCTGTAGATGTTACTGGTATTCAAATGACATCAAGTATTGGCACAATAACTCTTGTTCAAACAACTATAGAGACAGTTACTGGTCAAAGTATTGCCATGTCCCTTGGTACTCATGCAGAAATACCGGGTCAAATTATAGGTGTTGGAGGTCTTCAATTATCAAGTAGTGTAGGGTCTGTAACAGCTGAAGGTACTGCGGGAATAGACATTTCTGGTATACAAATGACAGCTACTGTGGGTAATCCAAATATTACCACATGGCAAGAAATAAATCCTGGTGTGACTAATACATGGACAGAGGTTGATTTGGCAGCATGATAAAGGTATAATTATTATTATTTAGGAGAATTTTTATATGACATCTAGTTATTCTACAGATTTAAAACTCGAACTAATGGTTACTGGTGAAAATGCTGGTACTTGGGGAGATAAAACAAATACAAATTTAAATTTAATACAACAAGCTATCGCTGGTTTTGAACAAGTAACATTATCAAGTGGTGGAACTTTAGCTTTAGTAATGAGTGATGGTGCTGCGTCTAACGCAAGAAACATGGTAATTAAATTTGCTACAGCATCGATTGCAGCTAGTACAGTTTGTACTATCCCAGACTCAATAGAAAAATTTTACATATTTGATGCAACAGGTTTAACTAATCCTGCAAACTTAACAATTAAAACTGCATCAGGAACAGGATTTACATTAGACCAAGCAAAAATTTATGCTGCTTATTCTGACGGTACAAACTTAAAAGAAATTTCATTAGATACACTAGGCGGAACAGTTGCTGCTGCAAATATTACTGGAACAATCGCAACTGCACAAATTGCTGATGATGCAGTTACTTTTGCAAAAATGCAAGATACAACTACGAACAATAGAGTTCTAGGAGCTGCGTCTGCTGGTACAATTGGAGAAGTACAAGTTGCAACAGACATGATAGCTGATGACGCGGTAACTGCTGACAAATTAGCAGATACATCTGTTTCTGCGGGAAGTTACACTCTTTCATCTATTACAGTTGATGCACAAGGAAGAATTACTGCAGCTTCATCTGGAACTGCGGGATCATCTGGAATTAACGAATTATTAAGTAAACCAGGACCATCTTCTGGAACTATAACAGCCTCTGCTCCAGCAACTGAATTATTAATTTATGCTGCTTCTGGAGGAGGAGGTGGTGGGGGTCCAGCATCTAGACACAATCCAAATAATGGTGGAGCTGGTGGAGCTGGATTATTCGGTTATTATCAAGTGCCAATAAGTGCCCCATTCTCACAACCATATGCTGTTGGAGGAGCTGGATCTGCGGGAAATCCTGGAAATTACTCTGGTGGATCTGGAGGAGGTGGTGGAACTACTTCTATAACTAACGCTTTTAACATCAACGGTGGAAACGGTGGTGGCGGTGGTGGTAACTACAACAACGGAGGTGCTGGAAGTGCTGGATCTGCTTCAGCTACAAATTTAGAAGACTCTGCAGCCCAAGGTGAACCATACAGAATAGTAGATGGTCAATGTGGTAAAGCAGGAAGTCAAAGTCAAGCAGGAGTTGCTGGTGCAATGGTAGTTTATGAAAGGTAATTAATTATGGCTAAGTACGGATTATTTGATATTGAACATAAAAATTTAAAATTCATCGCTGAAGATGAAACCGAAAGAGATTTAATTTTAGGTTACAATCCATGTTGTAAAGGAGTTGCAATAAGTGATGCTCAGTTTGAAAATGCTGGTAACTATAATCTTCAACTTAATATTGATGATAGTGATAACGTTGTTGAGTCTGCAATGGAAACAGCCATGTATGCTGCAGAAGATTTAGCAACATGTAAGTCAGATCAAGATGTTTACACAAATAATTGGACAAGATCACTAAATTTTGCTTTAGCAAAATTACCAGCAGATCATGCGGATAGATCTACATGGGCTACATTCAAAACAAAATTAGATGAAGTAAATTTAGATACAGCAGGTTTGACTTTTCCACCTAATAAATCATTCATGCAATGGTTTTCTGAACAAGATGGTGTACCCGCTAAAAAAGCCTTGCAAATTCCTTTTATCTAGATACAACATCAATTAATGTCGAAATTAATTGAATTTAGTGCACATCCTGATTTATATAAAGTAAAACACATACAACCTAGACCTACTAAATATTTTTTACCAGATTGGTATAAAAAAATAGATGAACATAATGTTAATCGTCCAAATATAAAAGGATGTATGCCTTTCCTAGATGGTATAAGTGCGGGTTATGTTATACCTCTTCCAATTGATGTTAAAATAGATTTCATGAGATATAATGAAAGAATTAAGAAACATGATTTTTTTTGTAAATTTGGTCCTAATGATCACAGAGGTACAAAAGATTATTGTCACTCCTTAAACATAAATTTTGGAGAAGTAGAGGCTCATGGCATAGGACAAGTTGGTGGTGAAGATTCATTTGTTTCTAAAAAAAATAATAATTTACCTATTCTTAAAATACTAAATCCTTGGACAATAAAAACACCTCCTGGTTATTCATGTCTTTTTATGTCTCCTGTTTTAAATGAGAATGACCATTTTCATGCAATATCAGCTATTGTTGATACAGATACCTTTCACGATAAAATTAATTTTCCAGTAATTATGAATGGAGATAAATATGATAAATTTGATAAAGTATTTGGAGCAGGATTACCTTTAGTACAAGTGATACCATTTAAGAGAGAAGCATGGAAACATTCAGTAAATGAACATAAAGTAGATTGGCATTTTTTAAATTCATATTTTACGAAAATATTAAATAGATATAAAACATTTTCATGGAATAAAAAAAAATGGATGTAAAAGATTTAATTTATATTAAAGACGATCTCATACCATATAGTGCTCTATCATCTTTAATAAAATGGATTAATACTCAAAGTGATCAATTTGTACAAGCAAAAGTAGTTGAAAGTCAAAATGAAGAAAATGTTGTTGATGAATCTATAAGAAAAGTAGAAAATTTTACTTTAAGACAATTCGACAAATCTCAAACAGAAATACATTGGGTAAATTTTTTTATTAGAAATTTTTATGATCAAATACATGCTTATCAAAATAAATTTAAAACTAACTGTGCTGTTGATGGAATCTTAGAAATAACAATTTTAAAATACAAAAACTCAGGACATTATTCTTATCATTGTGATCATTGTAAACAACATCCAAGAACTCTTTCATTAATTTATTTGTTGAATAATGAATATGAAGGTGGAGATTTAGTATTTGGTTCTGTCGATAAGCAAGATGAAATTTTTAGAGTAGAAAAGAAACCAAATAGATTAATTATATGGCCTAGCAACTTTGTATATCCACACAAAGTAGAACCAGTAAAGAAAGGAACAAGGTATTCAATTGTATCATGGGCACTTTAAGAGAAGAAAAATATAAAATAGTAAAAAATTTTTTAACACCTGCTGAAGTTGATTTATCTAAAAAATACATGTTAATTAAACATAAAGTAAATCAAAAAGAGTTTGATTATCAACAAAATAATAATTGTGATACACGTTTTTATAAAGACCCATTAAGTGAAGCTTTTATAATAAATAAAAAACCCTTAATGGAAAAAGAAACTAATTTAGAATTGATACCTACCTATTCATTCACTAGAGTGTACACTTATAATTCTGATTTACCAAAACATAAGGATAGACCAGCTTGTGAAATATCAGTTAGTGTGATGATTGCAAGTGATGGAACTATTTGGCCTTTTTATATGGATGGAAAAGAGTTACTTTTAGAGCCAGGAGATGCTTGTATTTATTTAGGATGTGAACTTATACATGAAAGAAAACCATATACTGGAGACTATCATGTGCAGAGTTTTTTACATTATGTAGACAAAAATGGTCCATACACCGAGCATAAATACGATAAGGGTATTTGTTTATATAATTTAGACTAAGTTTATTTTTAAACTCAATAATGGTATAATAAGCCATGCCTTTGACAAATGTACAAATACAACCGGGATTTAACAAACAAGTAACTCCAACAGGAGCCGAAGGTCAATGGACGGATGGAGACTTTGTTAGATTTAGATATGGACTACCAGAAAAAATAGGTGGTTGGGAACAAATTTTAAGTGGTACTTTAGTTGGTGCAGCAAGAGAACAATTTATTTGGGCTGATTTAGATGGAAGAAGATATGCTGCGATTGGGACGAATAAGTTATTAGTAATTTATTACGAAGGAGCTTTTTATGATATTACTCCTTTAAGCACTGCATTAACTGGTTGTACTTTTGATACAGTCAATACAAACGCTACAGTTACTGTTAATAAACCAGCACATGCATTAGAGGTTGGAGATTTATTTACATTTACATCTGTTACACCTCCAGTTGGAGCTGGATATTCTGCTGCAGATTTTGAAACAAATACTTTTATGGTAGTCTCTGTACCAGATAGTGATAGCTTTACTATAACCATGGCATCGGCAGCTGGCACTACTGTAAATGGCAGCGGATCAGCTACAGTTAATCCTTATATAAAACCAGGAACTTTAGGATTCACTTATGGTTTTGGTTGGGGTACTGGATTATGGGGAGGTGGCCAACAAGTGTTTGGAACTTTAAATGGTTCACTTAATGATGACGCTGCGGGGACTGGAGGATCTGGAACTTCTATAACACTTGCATCGACTGCAGGTTTTCCATCTACTGGGACAATTAAAGTTGGAGCAGAATTTATATCATATACTGGTATATCTACGAATGATTTGACTGGCATTACAAGAGATGTAGCGGGCACTAGGTCTGCACATTCAAGTGGAGCTGGAGTTGAATATTATACTGGATGGGGCCAAGCTTCATTATCTCAAACATTGACGATTGATCCAGCATCTTGGTCATTAGATAATTTTGGAGAAAAATTAATAGCAACTGTTAAAAATGGAAAAACTTTTGAATGGAATCCAATTAATTCAAATCCAAGTGCTTTAGCAACTAGAGCCACTGTTGTATCTGGAGCTCCAACAAAAGCAGTAATGACATTAGTTTCAGATAGAGATAGACATCTTTTAGTCCTTGGAACTGAAACTACTATTGGAACTGAATCTACACAAGATAAAATGTTTATAAGATTTTCAGATCAAGAAGATATAAGTGATTACACACCTACCTCAGTCAATACAGCTGGTTTTTTTAGATTAGATTCTGGTACAAAAATTGTAGGGGCAATAAAAGGAAAAGATTATACTTTTGTTTTAACTGATACTTCTGCATATGTAATACAGTTTGTTGGGCCACCTTTTACATTTTCTGTAAGACAAGTAGGTTCTAATTGTGGGTGCATTGGTCAACATGCAATGAAATATGTTAATGGAGCCGTATACTGGATGGGAGAGTCTGGTGGATTTTTTGTTTTTGATGGTACTGTAAAAGCATTACCATGTTTAGTAGAAGATTTTGTTTTTACAACAAAAGGAGACAACTTGGGTATTAACTTTGATGGTGGAGAATCTGTTTATGCTGGATTAAATCATCTATATGAAGAAATAACTTGGTTCTATCCAAAAAGTGGAGCTGGTGTAGTAGACAGATGTGTTACTTATAATTATCAAAATAATACTTGGACTACTGGATCACTAGCTCGAACTACTTGGGTAGATGCAAGTTTATATGATGTTCCATACGCAACTGAATATGAAGCATCTGGTGTTCCTACATTTCCAGTAGTGCAAGGTATAACTAATATTAATGGGGCAACAACTTACTATGCTCATGAAGTAGGAGTAAATGAAGTTGACTCAGCTGGTAATAAAACAGCTATTCCAGCATTTATACAATCTGGAGATTTTGATTTAGCTCAAGGTGGAGATGGTCAGTTTTTTATGAGCATGAGAAGGTTTATACCTGATTTTAAATTAATTACTGGAGATGCTCAAATTACAATTAATTTAAGAAGGTTTCCTACTGATACAGCAACATCCTCGCCTCTCGGACCATTTACTGTAAATAGCACTACTGATAAGGTAGACACTAGAGCAAGATCGAGATTTGCAAGTATAAAAGTTGCTAATACTTCAACAGATCAAAACTGGAGATATGGCACTTTTAGAGCAGATGTACAACCTGATGGAATGAGATAATGGCAAGAGTAGATATAGTAATTCCAGAACCCTCTGCAGTTTATACTGAAGAAAACCAAAGACAGATAAATCAGTCTTTACGAACCATGCAAGATAAGTTAAACACTTCTTATCAACAAGAATTAAAAAATGAACAGGATGCTTTTAATTATTTTTTAACATGACAATAAGATATAAAAATCAAGGATTCAAACAAGCTAGTACAGGTAAGACTACAGTATTTACATGTCCTAGTGATGCAACAGCAATAGTTAAAAGTGTTTATTGTGCAAACAACGATGCATCGTCTGGTGTGTTAGTAAATATGAATTTAGTAGACTCTTCTGATTCAAGCACAGAATATGAATTTTTTAGAGATGAGGTAGGAGCTAAGTCGCAAGTAAATGCAACACCACAAGGGTTGAATTTAGAAGCAGGTGATGCAATAACTGTTCAAGCAGCTACTGGCAGTAATACAATTCAAGGTGCCGTAAGCTATGCACTTATAGATAGATCTCAAGAAAATGGCTAGACAAAAATTTGTACATTATGTTCCGAGACCAAAACCTAGGAAGCGTCCTGGTCGGCATACAAAGAGATTAAATAAAAATGCCAAAAGGTCATATAAGAAATACAACCGTCAGGGTAGATGTTAGATTTAGATAAGCTTAAAGCAATAGTTGATTCTGTAGATATAAATTTAACAGAAGAAGATGTAATTAACTTTTTAAAAAATAGAAAAAGATGGCCTTTTCGTTATCCTTGGGGACAAGCTTCAGTTGAGATATTATCAAATAGAGGAGACTTACAAAGTCGACATATCTTTAATTTAGACACATACCTTAACTTTAACGAATGGTTTAAATTTTATAATTTAGGTTTTACTACTGTCATATCTAATGTTTTAGATTTAGATAGCAGTCTTAGAGATTTACAAAAAAAACTTTCAAATGAAAGTGGGTTAAATATTGGAGCTAATTTTTATTTTTCTAGACCAGGCCAATTACCAAGTTTTGAGCCACATAAACACGACTACGATGTTATTGTAAAACAAATATATGGTAAATCTACGTGGTCATTAAATAATAAAGAATTTATTATGAAACCAAACGATGCTTGTATAGTGCCACGAAATAGTGTACACCATGTATTAGATAAAAATGAAAAAAAATTATCATTAACAATAAACATTGAATAATATGAACGATTTACCAAAGATACCAGCTGAGGCTAAAGAAGTCATAAAACACAAGAGAACAGGTAAAGTGTATGCTTCTAAAGCTGATTTTGATTCTGATGTTGCTGATCCCAATACTGATACTACTGCTGATGATTTTAGACAAGACTTGGAAATTAAAGTAACAAAAGTTTCAATAGCTGCTCAAACTAAAAAATAATGCAATTTTTTTTTAAACCACAAAATATAGAAATAGAACTTTCTTGGAAAGAAAGATTTGTTTTATTTTTCAAAGGTAAACTATCTTTAAATAGACTTAATAGTTATAAACTTAATGCTGGATTATTAAAAATTTGTGCAGACAACTCGCTAAAGTATGGAGATTCTAAGGAACACGGCCAACTTGATCGTGATGTTTAATCTTGTAGACAATTTTTACAACTCAAATAATCTAGGTTTAATTTTAATTAATTTTCTTAATTTACATTTTCAAGCAAATCATGAACCTCATGCAACATATTTTGGTGGCGATAGATTATTAGGGTATCCAACACATGAAACATCTGCATTAGAAGATGAAGGTTTGTTAAGTCCTCTTAGTATATTTAAAAAAACTTGGGAAGAAAAAACTAATATAAAACCATTACAAATTAAAACTTTTTTTAGAAAAACAAAATTAGACGAATGTAAAAATTCTCCATCTTGGGGACAATATAAGCCACATAGAGATTCAAAAAAATTTGATATAGCTGGTCTAATTTATTTTAATTCAAACAGACTTGAAGATGGAACTTATATTTTTGAAAAAGAACAAGACTATGAGCCTACTGTTATAATAGGATCAAAATATAATAGATGTGTTTGGTATGATTCACAAATACCTCATAGCCCATCAATGGAGCAGACTGTAAATGAAAGGTGGACACAACCGTTCTTTATTGTATATAAAGAAGAAACTTTAAAAAATTTTCAAAATGAAACCTAGAGGTGCTACAGAACTACAAATGGAAATGTTGGAAAGACATGTTCCAAAAAAACTTTTAGATCAAGTACAAATTTGTACATCGATACCGGGTAAAGTTCCTATTGATCCTAACAAAATGAATATCTTATGGCAGAAAAATTCTTGGGATCAACCAAACCTTCATGATTTTTTTAGAAATAAAGAACGTCATAAAGAATATGACTGGTATGTTTTTAATAGTCATTGGAACTATGAGAAGTTTAGATATTTTTTTGATATACCAACAGATAAATCAATTGTAATAAAGAATGGTATTGAAGAATTTCCAATAAGAAAAATTTATAAAAAAGGAGATCCAATAAAGTTAGTACACCATTGCACACCATGGAGAGGCTTAAATGTTTTACTTCGAGCTATGCAAGAAATCAAAGATCCAAAAATAACTCTTGATGTTTATTCTTCTTCCCAAATATATGGAAGTGAGTTTAGCGAAGCACATGACAAAGAATTTACACCACTTTACGAACAAGCAAAAGAATTACCAAATGTAAATTATATTGGATACAAACCAAATGAATTTATAAAAGAAATGATGCCTAATTATGATATGTTTGTATATCCTTGTATTTTTGAAGAAACATCTTGTGTCTCTGCATTAGAAGCATTATCAAGTGGAGTCCATGTGATAACAAATAATTTTGGAGCACTGTATGAAACTTGTGCCGAATGGCCAGTGTATGTTAACTATTCTACAAATTATGAACAGATGGCAATTGATACAGCATCAGCTATAAAAACTGCAGCTGAATATTTACATGAAGATTTTATTCAAGAACATTTAGAAGAACAACAAAAGTATTTTAAAAAGTTTTACAATTGGAAGAAAAAAGGTGTAGAATGGACTATGTTTCTGAAAGGTGCTTTGAATGAAAAAAAATAATCAATTTGTAAATGAAGACACTTATCAAACTTTAACTGAATTAAAAACTGAACCACAGTCGCATGAAAAAGCAATCATGCCACTATGGAAAAAACAATCAAAACAAAAAAAACCAAAAGCTCCTTATTCTATATTTGTCGCTACCCCAGTTCATAGTGACTGTTCAATACACTATGCACAAGCTTTATTAGAGTTTCAAAAACTAGCTTTAGACAAAAATGTTGAGACACAATTTTGTTTATTAAAGTCATCATTAATTACTCAAGGTAGAAATTTATGTGTATCAAGTTTTTTAGAATCAAAACATACACATATGTTATTTATAGATTCAGATATATATTTTCATTCACCATCTATATTTAAAATGATTGAAAAAGATAAGGAGTTAATATCAATCCCATATCCGTTAAAGACAATGATGTGGGACAAGTTGTTTACAAAAATTCAACAAGGCAAAGTAAAAAAACCAGAAGATTTAAAAAAATGGTTAAACACATATCCTATGAAAGTAGATAATCCAGATAGTATTATTTTAGATAATGGTGTTATGGAAGTTACACATAGCCCTACTGGATGTATGCTTATTAAAAGATCAGTATTTGAAAAAATGATTAAAGCATATCCTGATAAAGGTATTGTTCAAAAAACAGTTATTAATGGTAAATATGTAGATAGACCACATATGTGGAACTTTTTTGATTGTCTACATGACCCAGAAACAAAGTCCTATTTAGGAGAAGATTTTAGTTTTTGTAAACTTTGGAAAGATATAGGTGGCAAGTGTTATGCTTATGTCGAATCAGGAATAGCACATATTGGGGAACATGCTTACGAAGGTCGTTTTGTTGATGAGTTGATAACCAAAGGTTAAAAAGGTATAATGTATGCTATAATTAAGAAAATAGTATATGGATCCATTTACATTAGCATTAGCCACATTTGGCGTTCAAAAACTTAGAGGTAAATCTACAAAAAGAGCATTAAGAGATGCTGCTATTGTTGGTGGTGGCTCATATGCAGTTGGAGCTTCTGGAGCCTTAGGAGCACAAAGTACATTTGGTAAAGGATCTGCTTTTTCAAGTGCAAGAAATTTTTTAGGACTAGGAGGTCAAAGTTCATTACCTCAATTACCTTTTGAAGCTACACAAGGTGCTCAATTTAGAGATCCGGGTTATCAAGCAGCTTTATCTAAAGGTGCAGAAACTGCTGCTGCAGAACCAAGTGGTATTGCAAAGCTTTTAACAAAGGCAAAAGAAAATCCACTTGAATCAGCTCTAATAGCATCAACAGTTTTACCTTTACTTGGTGGGGAAGATGAACCAATTAAACCTCCTTTCACAGAAGAGGATTACAAACAAGCTTACAAAGAACAATCATCAAAATTAGAAGGTGGTTTCGAACCAGTAACAAATGCTATGCCAGCTCGTTCAGCAGTTTATGGATCAAATATGTTTTATGCAAACCAAGGTGGATTAGCAACTGCAATACCAAAATATAATCAAGGTGGTGTAAATTATTTACCATCAAAAATAGACCACAATGAAAATGATATTAATAATTATGTAAGAGCTGAAGGTTATGTCGAAGATGGAACTGGTTCTGGAAACAAAGATGAAGATACTATGTTAGCTCAATTAGCAGATGGAGAATTTGTATCTAGAGCTGACGCAGTTTTAGGTGCAGGTATATTATCTGGAGCTGATCCAAAAAGTTATAAAGGTATGAGAAAAGCTGGTGCAGATTTTTTCTATGACCAACAAAAAAAATTAAAAAGAATTTACGATATAACAAATGCAGCTAAACCAAACTAAAATAAAAAAAGAAGTAGAGGTACTTGAGATTTTTCCAAGGATACTTGATGAGTATTGGAATTTAGTAGATTTTATGTTGAGAGAAGGTTTAAAATATGATGGCGATCCTATGGACATAAGTGATTTAAAAAAATTAATTAAACAAGGCCAAATGCAATTATTTGTTATGTTTGGTTCTGACGATGGTATTCAATACAAAGTTTTCGGAGTTTGTGTTACACGAATCACGGCTCTTCCTAATTACAATCAATGCGAAGTAATTCTTCTTAAAGGAGAGAAGAGAGAATTGTGGCAAGACGAACTTGCTGATACAATAGAAAGACTTGCTAAATCAGCAAATTGTAAAAGAATAGCTGTTCATGCAAGACCAGGTTGGCAACCTTTTTTAAAAACAAAAGGTTGGGGTGTAAAAAGATATTTATATACAAAGGAGATTAAATAATGAGTTTTATATTTGGTGGTGGTGGAGGAAGTTCTGGTGGTGGTCAAACACAATCAGGCACACAAGTAGTTACACAAAGAGAAGCTCCTGGTGTTGAAGCTAGAAAACTTTCTCTTTATGATCAAGCTGCTAAATTAGCATCTACTCCAGTTTCATTACCTGCAGTACAGGTTGCTCCATTATCTGGTATTGAACAAGCTGCTATTACTCAAGCGGGTCAGACTGGTGTTGGAGCTGGTACAGTAGGACAAGGTATTACTGCATTACAAACTGCACAAACTGCTCCTAATATTTCATCATTCTTAAATCCATATCAATCTTTTGTAACAGATGAAATTACTAGACAAGCTCAAATGGCAACAAATAGATTAGGTGCACAAGCTGTAGGTGCTGGTGCGTTTGGTGGAGCAAGGCAAGGAATTGCAGAAGCTGAAATAGAAAGAGCAAGACTTGCTAATATTGGTCAAGCTCAAGCTCAAGGTTTTCAAACTGCATTAGGTGCAGCACAAACTCAAAGACAACAACAATTAGCTGCGGGTGCTACATTAGGCTCTTTAGGTGCTCAACAACAAGCTATGTCTCTTGCAGATATACAAGCTCAATTACAAGCGGGTGGTGTTCAAAGAGGAATTGGCCAAGCTGGATTAGAAGCACAAAGACAAACTGCATTACAAAGACAATACGAACCTTATCAAAGAATAGAATTCTTAAAAGGTATAATGACAAATTTACCAACAACACAGAGTACACTTACAGCAACCACAGCTCCCGGTGCTAACCCAGTTGGACAAGCATTAGGTGCAGGACTAGGTGCATACTCTGCTTACAACTTGATGCAACCGAGGTAGTATGGATAAAGTATTAACTAGAAAATTATTCAAAGATAGATATTTTAAAAATTTAAAACCATCTATAAAACATTTTGACAAAGGTGGTATAAGTTCCTTAACTCCAAAAGAAAAAGCAATATATGCTGCTACACTTGCAGCTCCATTATTACAATCTAAAGGACAAGGTTTAGGACCAGTTTTTAGTGCAATAGGTGAAGGTATTGGAAAATTACCAGCTACTATTTTATCTGTAGAAAAAGCTAAAGGATCTGGAAAAGGTGTTAGAACTTTAGGAGAAAAAGAATTAACTGCTTACAATTTACCAAAAGGTACTGTAGCTCAAATTGATGGCACTGGAAAAATAACAGTTGTATCAAAACCTACTTCTAAAGAGTTAGAAGAAAGAAGAGGTTTTCAAAGTACAAGAAGATTATTAGGTGATATTGCAAATGACTATGTTAATTTAGGCAAACCAGTTGGTCCTGGAGATTTAAATAGATTAAGAGGATTTTTTGGTAAAGCAGCTGGAACAGATTACGCAAAACAATATGCTGGTTTTAAAACAAAAATAGATCAAGCAACAATATTTTTAACAAAAGCAATTTCAGGTGCTCAAGTATCTGACCAAGAACGAGAAAGAATTAAAGAATTAATACCCCAAGTTGGAGATACAGAAAGAGTATTTGAAGCTAAAATAGAAGCCCTAGAAAAATATTTAGGAACTGCTCAAGATATTTCTGAAAATACTGGTGGTAACTTTAGTACGGCTATAGAAATTATAGAGGGCCAAGGTGGAGTTGCTCAGTTTATAGATTTTTCTTCTCCAGTTGGTTTTGAAAAAACTGCATCAGGTGCAATAAAAATATCAACGGAGTAATGAATGGCAGAGATAGTAGTAGCAGGACAAACATTCGAAATAAAAGGGGATCAACCTACTCCTCAAGAACAAGTAGCAATTGATACTTTTTTACAAGCAAGAAATTTAGATGATGAGAAAACTGGTATTCAAGATATTGATAATGGTCAAGTTTTTATAACTCCAGAAGATATTTTAACTGATGCACAAAAAGGAAAGTATAATCAAGACACTGAATCTTTTTTAGCATCTCCTTCTTTTAAAAGAATAATTACTGAAGTTGGTTTATCTATTGCTGGTGGTATTGCAGGAGCTGCAATGGCTCCTTTTTCTGGTGGATCATCATTAGCGTTAACTGCGATGTCTGCTGCAAGAATAGCTAGAATAGCTAGACCTCTTTTAAATATAAGTGCAAACACAGTAGGAAAAATCGGAAGAGCTACAGTTGGAGCTGCAGCTGGGGGAGGTTCTGGTGCTGCTATTGCACAAGCTTTTGATCCTAAGGAAGACATAGTAAAAGAAGTTGCAAGAGGTGCAGCACAAGGTGCTTTTGGTGAAGTTCTTGGTTTTGGTATGGCTGGTGCTTTGGGTAAAGTTTATAACAAAGTTGCTGGTCAAAAAATTCAAATGATAAAAGGAGGCAGAGCTGCTTCACAAACTATTTTAAGACAAAAAGCTTATTATTCATTATTAGAAAAAGCTGCAGCAGGTGGAAATATTACTGATGATTTGATTGCAAAAACACAAACAAAAATTGGTGGCCAAATGACTGAAGAACAAATTAAAATTTTAAAAAATCCTGAATTAGCATCAAAAAGTGTAGATAGATTGAAAACTGAAAGAGGAGCAGATTTTTTTAAAAGAGTTGAAGAGGGTACATTAACACCAGCACTTGTAACAGAAAATAATATGATTGATACATTAGAAAGTATTATTGGTGCTTCATTCTTTGGTGGTGGTAAAATGCTTACAGCTAAAGAGGGTGCTAGATTAGGTTTACTTGGTTCTATGGATGAATTTGTAGAACAAGTTGTTAAGGGTGTAGATAAAGATGTTTTAGACCCTAACACTTTAAATACTCTTATACAAAAATCAGTAGAAAATAGTAATCTTGCATACAATAGATTTTTAGATGTCGGTTATAGAAATCTTATACCTGCAATTAGAGAAGCTACTGAACAAGTAGTTAATGGTAAAGTTATACCTAAACCAGGTTATGGAATAGATTTATCTTGGAATGGTGTAAGAAAAAATTATGTATTTAATTCAACTACAAGAAGATCAGAAGATGCAATAAGTTTAAAAGCATTATTAGCAAAAGAAGGAAGAAGATTAGATGATATTACACAAAAAACTGGTGTAGAAGATGCAAGACAATTAGTTGCTGAATTAAGCACTATAGAAAATAATGTTACTTTTAATAAGTTATTAACTGAATATAGACAATTAAGTAGAAATCTTACAAGAGGAGGAGGTTCTCCAGAGTATCAAGTAGTAGGAAGAGCTGTGCAAAAATTAATGAAAGCAGAACTTGATAGATTTAATTTACCACAACAGATTAGATCGGAATATAATAAACTTTCAAACCTTACAAAAATGGGACCAAGAATGTTTAATGATGGAATATTTAAACGTATTGCACAAACAGATATTGGTCAGAAAAAAGTTTTAGATCAAATATTAGTTAAAGGAAAAAATGATGTAGCACAAGATTTCCTAACAAAACTTGATATGACTGATACTGGAATTGCAGTAGGTCAAAAAGGTGCTGGTAAACCTTTATTAGAATTAGCTGAACGAGAAAAAATTAAAGATGGTATAAGAGGACACTTTATTAAAAAATTTATTGCTGATTCAACTGATATGAAAGATCAGTATTTATATTTGAGAGCTAATAAAGCTAGAGATTTTGTTGAAAGAGATTTTAAAGAATTTATAGAAAAAGGTGGTTTACTTTCTAAAGCACAAGCTGGACATTTAAAAGAATTTACTAATGCTTTAAAATTTGCAGATGGAGCTATAACTGCTCCAGGAGCAAAAGCTGGTAGAGGTACAATATTTATTCAGTTAAAAGAGATGGGTGCTTTAACACAATTAGGTGCTGTTGCTGCAGCTGGTGGTGGAGTAATTGATCCCGGTTCAGCATTAGCTTTTGTTGTAGCTCCCGCAGCTTTATCAAGAGTATTTACTAATCCAAGATTAATGAAATTTTTAATTGATGGTACATCTGGTGCAAAAGCTAGAAACTTCAATCAGTTCTCAAGATTTATGGGTCAGTTTGGTTCGGCATTAGTATCTGAAGGTTTGATAGATGAAGAACAAAATTCTATGGTTCAAGCTAATATTAAATCAAACCAAGAAAATTTAGAAAAAATTTTTAGAAATGAATTGCCAGATAATACATTTTTTACAACTGAGGAAACTTACAATCCAACTAAAGAAGATCCAATACCGTTTGATTTAAATCAACCTCAAGCTACAGCTGTATCTTCTACAAGTCCTCAAAACACAAGTAACATACCCTTACCAAATGTTACACCTTCTAATCTACCACTTGGGGGACAATCTAATACTGAATTAGCACAAGCCCTTAACCTTTTTAATAAGGGAGGAATAGTAAGTGCCAAGAAAAACTTCTAATAAAGATACCCTTGCTCATCAAAGAATGGATGATCATGAGAAGTTATGCA